TACAATATCACTGGATGTAATTCCATTTCCAAACAACTTATACTCAAAGATGAGATTATCTGGAACGTTTTGTGTTGTGATAGTATATGTGATAAAGTCTCCTTCTTTTACAACAGTCTTATCAGCAGAAACCGAGAACTTTTGAAGAACTGATTCTGGTTTATCTTCTTCAGAAATAGTATCTGGGGGATCACTAGGAGTTGAATCAGTATTTGAATTTACAAGAGATGGATTCTGTTGTGATGTTACAGAAGTTGGTGTCTGTATAGGAAGACCATCATCGTCTATATCCTGTCCAGGAGGTCCACCATTAAGAGGACTCTTGTTAATTGTACACTTACCAACATTATTGGTAGCAATAGATGATACTGTTGATGGTGTTGCAGGAGAAAGTGCTACGAAGAAATCTTCAAAGAATTCTTGGTCGTCATCATCAAGGAAAGTTTTGATGGTGATTGTTTTTTTAGTATCTCCTACAGCAAATCCAAGAGTTCCATCTTTTGATTCATAGTCAACCTCACCTTTTGCTGTTCCATCTTTAGTGATAAAGGTAACACTAGATGCCATGTCTAGATATCCACTTCTAGTCACAGTAAATACAGCATCATCTCCCTCAGTAACAATTACATTATTGATATTGTATTCCATCACAGGAACATTTGGAGTTGTCTGAACACCGCCAACAAATGATATGTTAGTAGATTTTATAGTAGTTCCACTCTGAGCATCTTCACAAACATATTGCGACCAATCTTCACCATCAATTGGGAAAAGATCATCCAAGTCTTTTAGAAGATTATCAAGGAAGTCTCCATCACCTTGTTTTTCTGTCTCACAATCTGTGCAAATAACAGTAGTTTTTGAGCACTTCTTTCCAGGACCACTGCAAGAAATTCCAAGTAAATCTAGAACATAGTTGATTGCATCACCAATAATATTGATGGCAGAAGCAACTGCTCCGAGAATGTCTTGGAGTGGTCCAAGAACAGACTGTAGGATTTCTTCTAACAGAGAAGTAATCTTGTTTAAAATACCTTCTACAAGAGAATCTACTAGACATGCAGCTGCTTTATATGCTTGGAACAAGTAACCAAACAAGAGATCTTGTAGAAATGCAGCAAGACGATCTCCCAAATCCTCCATTGAACATCCCAATTCTGCAAGGATGTCATTAAAATATTTTGTAATAGGGGAGAGAGAATTTCCCTCTGGATTAACACCAAGGAGAATGTCTGTCAGATCTTTAATTCCTGCCTTAATTTTCTTAAGAACATATCCTTTTACTCTTGCTACAAACTTTCTTACTACTCGGACTGCCTTGTTTACGTAATCTCTTCCAACTCCAATAGCTTCGTAAAGTTCACCATTCAATTCACCGACAAGATATGATCCTAACTTCCCATCATTGTTCTGGACTTCATATAACATCTCACTAATAATTCTCTTAAGCGAGTTATTAAGATCATTTTCTTTACCACACTTGTCAGCAACTTCAATACAGAAATTTTTACCGCCTGGGTTTGTAGCAGAAGACTTTTTATTCTTCGCTTCAATTAGAGCCGTTGTTCTAGATCCAATTTTATTGTCTTCCGAATCTACTAGATCTGCTCCAGTAGCAACATGACCACTGGTCTGTACAGTTCTTGGTGCCTTTGCTTCTGGATCTTGATCAGCAGCTAAAGTATCTGGACTTAGAAATGTAGTGAATGACTTACACCCGCTTTGATCGGGTGTGGGATTTTCTGGTAATGGTTCACTGGAAGATGCCGCGACAGTTCCAATAGAACCCATGATAACGGGTTGTTGTTTATCAGGATCTAAGTAAAAACCTACAACCCACACTCCAGGTTCTAGTTGATCCGAGATGGATTTAGAACCACCTGGGACATGTGGGTTGCTGACGGGCATCATTGTGATTGCCCATGGTAAATCTTCAGAGGCAACTGCATCACAAGATTGAGGATGCAATCCTAAGACCCTGACCTTATAGCGACCAGAAGCTTTGGGATCATCCCCTTTCTTGGATTCAATTTGCCCAATCCACCAAGAGAATCCATCAGATCCAATTTGGTTTGTTGGGTATAAACTACTCAACGCATCCATATTACTCAGTTGTCATGAATTTTGCACTCAGGTGCTCCTGGTTCTTGGTCACAATAAAGTTCAAGTGGTGATGGATCGTGGTGATCTCCTGCCTCAATCTCTTGTTTGTGATGCTCAACATACTCTTCTAGATCATGCAGTTCGCCTTCAATATGACGACGCTGCTGTGGAGAAGTCAAAGGATTTTGAAGAATTTCCTTGTCTTTCTCAATATGCTTTTCAATGGATTCCATTTAAAACTCCTTAGTTGATTTTGGTGTCTTTGTCTTTAATACCGTAAGAGTCACGGATCAGTTCCAATACAGTATATACATTCTGATTAGCGATGTCAAACTGGTGGTTCAATTTTTTGATCAAATATGTACCACTATGTTCTGGATCCCACACTTCATCTTCGCGGTCTACATCTGGTACTTGATTATTAATCCTAATTTCAACTTTATCTCCAGCACACAGTTCTAAGTGTCCTGTTATAGAAATGGTCAATTCTTGATTGAACATAATTCCAAGACGAGCAAGTCCTTGTGATAGGTATTGCTTCTGCCAATCTGGAAACATATTGGTTGCATCTTGTTCACCTAAATCTTTATCTTCGTTTGATGCAACTCCATTTCCATTGTACCAGTTTTCGTGATTGACGATGGTTGACATTACCCTGGTAGGATATTCAGATAATGTACTTTGACCGACAGGAAGTTTTGTTTGACTTCCAAGGTGCTCCATATCATTCCAGGTGTCTTTTAACGAATAAACATACTCCTCGTATTTTCCAGTATTTATGTTGAAGAAACAGACGATAGAAGAGTAAGATCCCTCCCTCATCTTCTGCATGATATCAATCTCTGCACCAAAAATAACTTCTTGAATTTTATTCAGTGATTCGTCAGTAGTCTTTCCTGGCGTATAAGAAAACTTCTTGAGTTGTTCTTCGCCTTGTTTACAAAGTTTGTCAATAGATTTGAAAACGTACCCTTTATTGGTTTGGAAGAAAAAGTATCCTGCGGTTCCAGAAGATTTCTGTGCGTCTGTAGATCTAACGTCAGAGGAAGCACTAGTTGTAGATCCAGAAGACTCTGAACTTGACTTACTCTTATAAGTGTCAGAAGAAACTGTTTTATGACAGAGAGATCTAATCACACTAAATGGTGTTTTCTTTGCTGGAATCATTCTCACAGTTGTTGCCGATGGTTCAGAATCTAGTTCCGAGACTTTTAAATAATCATTCAATATAGTCTTAACAACTGAATCAGTATTACCACTCAAGACTCTGTTAACTCTAATTCCTTCATTAACAAGACCTTCTTCAGAAATCAAACATAACGTGTATATCTGTCTCCTTTCAGCACTAATTCTATTAGCAACTTTCCAAACTCTAAACTTAAAATTGAACTCTTCTTCTTTGGCATCAATGACTTTCATTTCAACACGCTCAAATCCTTGAATAGGCATGTTTGCCACAAGGTTTTCAGCATTATCAACAACTACCATTGTTGCACCATATGCTGGCCATAACACAGATTCATGATACTGAACATGTGTGACCAAAGTTACAATATTTGCATATGGTTGTGAATCATCACCAGCTTTATAGATGGCAATAGAGACTGGTTTAAAACTAGATGCGTAGGGTTTTGAGTTAAAATCTTCTGCCATTCTCAATTATACGGAGATGGATATAGTGCGCCGAATCCAGGGTCTCCCATATTACTGATACGTGAGAAAGGATCTTCTGATGTAGTAGCAGCAGTCTGCTGATTATTTATTACGATGGGATCAGGTTGATTGACGCTCTTGTCAAGTTTATTGAGTGCCTGTTCTTGAGAACGAAGATTGACAAAATCTGTTTTTGCTCCTTGCATTTGTGTTCCATGAACAGACTCAAACAAAACTCTTCTCTGTTCTTCAGATAGTTTTGGATTGTTATACATTGCATTAGGTCCAGTAACCTGATCATATGCTGCTGTTGGTTGTGGACTAATCAAATCTTCAATCAACATCTGTGCAAGCATAATAAGTGG